ACGTGGGGTGTGTGGTACAACGAGGAAGAACACAATGTGCCGCAGGTGATTTTGCTTGATGCGTTCAAAGACCGGATGGAGTTTCCGGAGTTAAAAGAAGTTGCGCTCAATCACTACAAAGAATGGAACCCCGACGCGTTTATTGTTGAGAAGAAAGCAGCAGGTGCGCCGTTGATTCAAGAGCTTCGGATGGCGGGTATACCGGTGCAGGAGTTCACCCCCAGTCGCGGTAACGACAAGACGGTGCGTGTCAACGCTGTGGCGGACTTGTTTGCCAGCGGGCGGGTGTGGGCACCGGATGAAAGATGGGCGCATGAAGTGATTGAAGAAGTGGCGGCGTTCCCTGTTGGGGAGCATGATGACTTTGTGGATACGACGACACAAGCCCTGCTGCGGTTCAGGCAGGGCGGGTTCGTTGGCACGGCACTGGACGAACCCGATCCGCCCAAGATGTTCAGATCGCACCGTAACAGGGCTTATTACTAAGGACAGATTATGGCTATTGATAAAGCATTGTATGAAGCACCCAAAGGGGTGATGGACGAAGGCACATCGGACATTGAGATTGAGATTGTTGACCCCGAGGAAGTAAATATCGGGGTTGATGGGGTTGAGATCAACATCACGCCCGGGGAAGAGAACGAAGAAGACTTCAACGCCAACCTTGCCGAGTCAATGGACGAGCGGGACTTGCTAGCACTCGCTTCTGACCTTTCAGCAGAGATCAAGAATGATTTGAACTCCCGCAAAGATTGGGAGACGATGATGAAGGAGGGGGTTCAACTCCTCGGTCTTAAGTATGAAGAACGCAGCGAGCCGTGGCCCGGGGCATGCGGGGTATTTCACCCAATGATCACTGAAGCGGTGGTGCGGTTTCAGTCGGAAACGATTATGGAGACTTTCCCCGCTGCGGGGCCTGTGAAGACAAAGATTATTGGCAAGCAAACCAAAGAAAAAGAAGATTCTGCCGAACGTGTTTCAAATGATCTGAATTGGCAGTTGACAGAGAATATGTCCGAGTTCAGGCCGGAGCATGAGCGGATGTTGTTTAGTCTGCCCGCTGCGGGTTCGGCGTTTAAGAAAGTTTATAAAGACCCGTCGCTTGATCGGCAGACTTCTGTGTTTGTTCCGGCAGAAGATATTATTTTGCCGTATGGTTCCTCAGAGCTTTTGACCTGTCCGCGCATCACACACCGCATGCGCAAGACCAAAGAAGAAGTGGCGGTATTTCAGTACAACGGGTTCTGGCGTGATGTTGACTTGGGCGAGCCGCCCAAAGTTGTTAATGACATTCAGAAGCGCAAAGACACGGAACTCGGGGTCTCAGCAGTTAACGATAGCCGCTATAACATCTATGAAGTATGTGTAGATTACGATCTCAAGGGCTACGAAGATACTGATAAGCATGGCGAGCCAACGGGTCTGGCGCTGCCATACATTGTTACTTTTGACGAAGGTACAAACCAGATTCTGTCAATTCGCAGAAACTGGAAAGAAAACGACAAACTAAAACGTAAACGCCTGCACTACGTGCATTACCAATATGTTCCCGGGTTTGGCGCTTACGGGTTTGGATTATTCCATTTGATTGGCGGGTTTGCCAAGAGTGCTACAAGTATTATCCGTCAGTTAGTTGATGCGGGGACGCTAAGTAATCTGCCCGGGGGATTGAAGTCTCGCGGGCTGCGGATTAAAGGTGATGATACGCCGATTGCCCCGGGAGAATTCCGTGATGTTGATCTTGGGTCTGGGGCTATACGAGACAACATTCTTCCGCTTCCATATAAAGAACCGTCAATGGTGTTGTCGCAGTTGCTGGACAAAATCGTTGATGAGGGTCGCCGGTTTGCCGCCACTGCCGATGTAAAAATTTCAGATATGTCTGCGCAAGCCCCGGTTGGCACAACGCTGGCGTTGCTTGAGCGCACTTTGAAAGTAATGAGCGCGGTTCAAGCGCGTGTGCATTACGCTTTCAAGCAAGAGTTGCAGTTGATTGCGGAGCTTGTCAGGGAGGATTCAAACACTCATACAGAGTATGCGTATGAAGTTGATGCACCGCAAGGTAAAAACTCTCGGTATGAAGACTATCACCACCTTGAGATTGTGCCGGTGTCTGATCCTAACGCAGCAACAATGAGCCAACGGATCGTTCAGTATCAGGCGGTTTTGCAGCTATCAGCGCAAGCCCCGCAGATTTACGATATGCAGGAGCTACATCGGCAGATGCTGCATGTGCTTGGCGTAAAGAATATAGACAAGTTGATTCCGACAGAGGATGACTTGAAGCCAACAGACCCGGTTCAGGAAAATCAAAACATTCTTGCGGGTAAACCGGCAAAAGCATTTGCGTATCAAGATCACGAATCGCATATCGCCGTTCACAACATGGCGGCGCAAGACCCGTTGATTCAACAGCTAATTGGGCAAAACCCCAAAGCGCAGGTTATCCACGCAGCTTTGATGGCGCATATTGCCGAACACGTAGGGTTTGCTTATCGGAACAAGATGTCGCTAGCCCTTGGCGCGCCGCTGCCGGATTCTAAAGAAGGACTTCCGGCTGATATGGAGTACCAACTGAGCAAGATGCTCGCGCAAGCGGCTCCGCAAGTATTGGCCGAGAGCAAAATGCTTGTGGCGCAACAACAAGCTCAGCAAAACGCGCAAGACCCGTTGCTTCAGCTACAACAGCAAGAGATTCAGATTAAACAAGCCGAGGTTCAGCGCAAGGCGATGAAAGACCAACAAGACGGACAGATTAAACAAGAGCAACTTAAGTTGGAAGGTTTGAAAGTTGGTGTAGATATTGCCAAAGCAAAAGACCAAGCAACGCGGGAAGACAAGAAAGAAGGGTTGCGTATGGGGCTTGACATAGCCAAACACAAGGCGGACAAGACCCACGACCTGACTAAGCACCGGGAACAGCTACTAAACCAACGGCAACAAGCCGCAAAGGAGACGAGTAAAAAATGATTTATACGAGGTTCGCAGAGGAATTAAACAAACTTTTGCGCAAGGACATGAACAACTACGCCGACGATCTTGCTAACGGCGCTTGCAAATCTTATGAAGAGTATCAGCACGTCTGCGGGGTCATAAAAGGCTTGTCCTACGCAGAGCAACACCTTCAAAGCCTTGTTAAACATTTGGAGACAAATGCAGATGAGTGAAATTCTGATTGGGGTTGATCCTAACGATCCCACGAAGATTAAAGCAGCACCCGTAATTGAAGACATTCCGGTGGAACAACGCGGCAGGCAACTGCCGAAACCTTCGGGGTTTCATATCCTGTGTGCTATTCCGGACATTGAGGATAAATTTGATAACGGGATCGTTAAGGCTGACGTTACGATGCAGCACGAGGAGATTCTTACTACAGTTCTCTTTGTCGTAGCTCTTGGCCCCGACGCTTACAAAGATGAAAAACGTTTTCCTTCAGGCCCGTGGTGTAAAGAGGGGGATTTCATCATTGTGCGCAGCAACTCGGGTACGCGTCTGGATATTCATGGACGTGAATTTCGCATCATCAACGACGATACGGTAGAGGGTGTGGTTGACGATCCTCGTGGTATTCGTCGCAAATAGGAGATAAACATGGCTGAAGAAGCATTTAAATTCCCTGACGAACAGGCAGAAGAACAAAAAAATTCTGCGGCTGAACAGGAAGATACCAAAATAGATTTTGAGATTGAGGGGGATGTTGACGTTGAAGTTAAAGACGATACCCCTGAGAAAGACCGTGGCTACGTCGCGGCTGAAAATGTTGCGGAAGTAACCGAGGAAGAGCTTGAATCTTATGGAGAAAAGGTTCGTCGGCGGCTAAAAGAGCTTACTCATGCCCGCCATGATGAACGGCGCTCCAAAGAAGCCGCGCTTCGTGAACGCGAAGAGCTTGAACGGGTTACGCAGTCTCTTTTGGCCGAAAACAACCGGCTTAAGAAATACGTTTCCACAGGAGAAGAAGCCTACGCAAGCACTTTGAAGTCGGCTGCGGAGTCCGAGTACGAAATTGCCAAGAAAAAGTACAAAGAAGCGCATGAAAATTTTGATGCGGACGCGCTTATTGAGGCACAAGCGGCTTTGACCGAGGCGCAGTTTAAGCTTCAACAAGCTAAGAATTTTAAACCTACCCCTTTACAAGAGACTGATAGTAGTGTAGAAACTAACCAATCCGTACAAGCAAGGCCCAAACCGGATGATAAAACCTTGCGCTGGCAAGCAAAAAACCAGTGGTTTGGGAATGATGACGAAATGACCGCCGTCGCGCTTATACGCCACAAGCAGTTGGTCGAATCGGGCCTAGACCCGCGCAGTGATAATTATTACGAGCAAATCGACGCGCATATGCGTCGCCGTTTCCCGGATTTTTTCCCGGAAAACAAAAGGGAACAGGAAGCTGAAGACGAGCCTGTGGTTAAGAAATCCGCCACGGTTGTGGCCCCGGCAAAACGCTCTACAGG